AGTTTGGCAAGCGATGTGAACCAGAACGTGGATGGGGATCGGTTGATTGCGAGGATGACTTTGAATGGGATTCACGCGATGGATGGCACGTCTTGCGACTTGATGCCGCGAGATGCGAAAACGTCATCGAACGCAAGATTGTTTTCCCCGGTCTTCAGACGAACGAAGGTTACACGGCATACGAAGCCAAAGGCAGGACTGCCGAATACTTCACGATGGCGCGTGGTTGGTTCCCGCAAGAAGGCGTATCAATGGCGATTATCACTCCGTCCATGCTTGATAACGCGATGGGTAACGTGCGCTTTATTGGGCCTGTAGTGCCTCTGGCAGCGTTCGACTTGGCATTGGAAGGCAATGACACTGTTGTTTGTTCCTTTGGCAGATTCGGGCTTTCTGATGGATGGACACCAATGAGTGGTCAGTTTATTGACTTTAAATCTCCAAGGACTGTTCTTCAGTTGGATTCACAGATGACATTCCCGAAAGCTGCAACACTGGAGCAAACGGCAAACATTATCAAGTTCTGCAAGAACATGAAGATTTCCCCAAACTGGTTGTGCGTTGATAGAACGGGAAATGGCGCAGGTATCCACGACTCATTGAAAACATTGTTTGGTAGTGAGGTCATGGGCGTGAATTATTCTTGGGCGGCAACGGACACGCATATCCTTGGCGATGACACGCAGAAGGCGAGTGAGCTTTACAACGGGGTTGTTACGGAACTTTTGTTTGGTTTGTCCAAGTATCTTGAGTTTGAATACCTAAAAATATCGCCGGGGTTCCGCAACGATCAGCTTGTGCGTCAAGCTACTGGAAGGCGTTATATGCAAAAAGGTAAAGGCATGGTTCGTGTGGAAAGTAAAAAAGATTATGTTAAGCGCACACGGCAACCATCACCTGACGCACTGGATTCACTTTCCATGCTTGTGTTTCTCATGAGACAACGCGCAGGCTCAACTGCGACTATGATTGAAGGCAAAAAAGAAGTGCCGAGGTTAATGGATCGTGGAATGGCTTCTATCGTGGATAAAATAGAATTTATCGATTTTAGCGAATAAATGAAACATATAAAAGATAGCGTATAATCAAATGTGGTTTGATTTATTTATCAAATATGATGCACTAAGTGCCGATTACTTGCTTTATTTATCAAATATGATAAATTATGCTTGCAAAATTTAACGCTTTAGAATATTAGGATCGAACTCATGGCAAAAGTAATTATCGGAATGATCCCTCCGGGTGGATGGCATTACTACGATTCTGATGCGAAACTAACGTCTCACTCGTATGAAGGACTGCTTAAAGCGGTTACGGATTATCGCGCCGAAAACCATTTGCCTGTTGGCGATGTTGAAAGCGATGTCAATAGTTACATTTGCTCCAATTGGCCTAACTTTTGTCACGGGGTTGACATGGTTGTTGTGACGAGCATCCATCCAGAAACCAAACAGCAAACATTGCTGAATGACATTACAATTTGGGCAAGAAACATTCTTAATTCCAAAACTGCAAACAATCTTGTTTCAGATGATCTTGCCGAGGAGCGAGCCAAAATTTGCAAGAGTTGTCAATACAATAAAAATTGGCGCGGAGGTTGTGGATCGTGCGTAACTTCAACAGAGCGCATTTCAGCTTCAATCCGAAATGGAAGAGATACGAAATCGTCAAGCAAATTAGGTGGATGCGACTTGATGCGGCATGACAATCGAAGTGCAATTTTCTTTGACAAGGCAAAACTTTCGCAAGCAACTTCTCTTCCAGAAAATTGTTGGATGAATATTAAATAATATGGCAGATGTCCTTAAACCACTTCCCGCTATCGTAACGGATACATATGCGACAAAATCACCTCGCATTACCAACTCTTACGACAAGCCTCGCATTCTTGATCTGGATGTTGTTGATCCCACTACTGGCAATAACGATGTTGTCAATAAAGATACTTTGCAGGTTAAGCGGACATTCAAAGATGCCGCACAAGCGCACTCTGCTTATCGCAGGCTTAAACAGCAGAATGTCGAGAGGAACAAGAAGAATCAACTGATTCAGAAAAAACTCAACAATGAGCCTCCATATGCTGCAAAAAAACTGGAAAGCATGGGCCAGAATTGGAGGTCTAATCGTCCTACTGGTTTTCTTTCCACGATGGTTAGCCGAATTCAACCTCCTTTTAGGCAGGTCATCGAGCAGGCTACAACTCTCACCTTCTCAAAGTATCCAGTTGAAGGAGTAGATGCCGAAAACAAAACAAAAGTTTTCCGCGAAGAGGTAACGAAGTGCATCCGTGGATGGAGTGGTCACGATGACATCGTGGCACAAGTTGTCCATGAAAATACCACATTTGGATTTTGTGGTCTATGTTGGGACGATTTGCGCGATTGGAAACCAGAATTCCTGCGCCAAGATTATACTTTCTTTTCGATTGAAACACCGCAAGAGGTGGATTCAACTCCGATTTGGGCAAGGAAACGCAGATACCAGATTGCCGAGTTGATGCCAGTGCTTGAAGACCCTGTTACTGCTGCGATGGCAGGATGGCATATCAAGAATCTTGTCAAGGCAATTAACAACGCAATTCCTGCTGGACGCACGCTTGATGCTGATGATGACGCACGCCGATATGAGGACTGGATTCGTGAAGGATCGTATGGCGCAAGCTACGAGAATGACGCAAAGTATGTCGAGCTTGGCGAGTTGTTGGTGAAAGAACCGCACGGCAAGATTAGCCGATTCTTGTTTGACGATAAGAGCGGAGACGAGATTTGCACACAGATTGATCGTTACAACAAGATGAGCGAGTGCCTTGCGTTGTTCGCTATCGAGATCGGAAATGGAAACCTGATGGGTTCCCGTGGTGCGGGACGTGATCTTTACAACACGCATATTGCAGTTGACAAAGCCCGAAACCTTGTTGTGGACAATGTGTATCTGAAAGGAATGTTGTTGCTCAAGAAGGGGCCAAATGCGAAGGCAGGAGCAGCACCACTGACTGTCCATCACCCTGTTTGCTATATCGCGGAAGGATATGAAGTGATTCCGCAAAACTTGCCAGCGGACGTTGATGACTTCCTTCGTTTGGATCAGTTTATTAGTGGTCTTGCTGAAATCCAAGTTGGAACATTCCTGCCGGGAATGCCAATGGAAGCGCAGGGCGGGAAGCGCACGGCATCTGAAGTAAATCGCGTTGCCGCTATTGAAAACCAACTCCGCGAAGGCATCCTAATGCGCTGGACGAAGCAATACAGCAAGGCAGTTGAGCGTATGCAACGAGGCATCTGTCATCCAGAACACGTTAAAGCTGCTGCTGAGTTGAAAACTCGTCTTGACATCGCTCGCCAAATGGTTCCATCAGCAACATGGGCAAGGCGTGAAGTTGTTGATGCCTTTGATCGTTCCGTGATGGACTTGCCATCGTTCCTTGTTCCTTTCGAGGTTCCAGAACACTTGGATGAAGACGCTATTGCCTGCTGCTTAAATATGCTTGAACGCAATCTTCCTCCAGCGGACATTTTGCTCATGGCATATAGTCCAGCGGAAGAATTGTTGCCTGACACGCAAGCCCAAGACAACGCGATGCTTGATCTTATGATCCAGCGTTACATGGGCAATCCGCAAGTCAACCAAGACGAGTTGCTAAAACTTGATTGGTCACGCAAGATGGGTGAAAGCATTGCCAACCAAGTCATCCTTCCGAAAGATCAGGTTGAGGCGTTGGCAATTGAAGCGACCCGTCAACAGATTATCGAGTTGCAGTCTATCATCGCGGGACAAGAAGTTCCAGTTTCTCCGCGAGACAATGACATTGTTCATCTTGATACGATGGCGCAAAAACTCATGCCGCTTATTGAGCAAGCTCCAGCAGGCACATTGCCTCCAGAAATGGTTGCGCCATTCATGAAGGCGTTGCAACATTTCATGATGCACATTGGACAAGCGGAAGCGAAAGGTGCAAACTCGCAGCAAGTGACGCAATACAAGCAAGCCGCAAAACAAGCATTCGATCATCTCACAGCGGGTCACGGAACTCCACCACCTCCAGAGTTGCAACCAGCGGCAGGCGCAGGATTGCCATCAGGTGGAGGTGGACGCAGGCCAGTTGTTGCACAAGCAAAGGCTGTTGGCGAAATGACAGAGCAAGCAGCACCAACTCAACTTGGAACGATTAACGAAATCGCTAATCCTCCTAAACCAGTTACAGCAGGATAAACAACAAAAACAAAATAACATTATGGGCGGCGCAAATTCACAAGCACTTAAAAATTACAAGAAATACGCGATGCAGGAAGCACAACCTGATCGTGGAGAAGGTATGTCACAACAAACGGCAGACGCATACGCTAAATTTGACAACAAAGCGTCTACTCCAAACGCATTTGGACGCGATGCAAAAAAAGTTGATCCAGCATCTGTTATTAAAAAAGAAGACGTTAATTTGATTAAAAAACCAATGTCGTCGTATGATGCCATTGACGCAGGGTTGCGATAAGCTATCCTGTAATTATAAACAAATACATAACAAATTATGAAGTGGACAAACGCAGACAGCGTTACCTTACGGGAATATTTAAATAAATCTGGCAACAAATTGATAGATTATTACCGCTCGCGCATTCCGTTGTGCGATGGTAAATCGATTGAAGAAGTTGCGTTGCAAGCAAAGTTCAAAGAAGGATTTGAATTTGCTATTCGTGAACTACAAGACCTTTCTTCGCAGAACGAAGATAACTCAGATGCATCAGCGGGTAATTTTACCGCAATGTAAAAATACATAATTTCAGTAAACATATGAGAAAAAAACAACAAGGATTGTGGGCTAACATCCACGCTAAACGTGAACGCATTGCTGCTGGTAGTGGCGAGAAAATGAGAAAGGTTGGAAGCAAAGGCGCACCAACTGCAAAGGCACTTAAACAATCAGCGAAAACAGAAAAAAAGAAATGAAATCAGCACCAGCAAAAGGAAAGAAGTCAGTCAAAATTGTTAAGAACAAAACAACTGGCAGGACTAAAAAAGTATCTTACGGACAGAAGGGTGCAAAAATATCTCCCGGCACAACCCGTGGTGACAGCTATTGTGCCAGAAGTTTAGGCATTAAAAAAGCATTGCCAAAATCAAAACAAAACGATCCCAATACACCAAATAATTTAAGCCGCCGCAAATGGAAATGCGCGGGAGCTAAATCAATGAAGTAATAAACAAATATATGGAAAACGACACAGAAAACACAGTAGAACCAGACGTGACAGGATTTGGCAACCCAAGTCTTGACTCAGACCCAATCGATGACACAACAAGCGCAACAATTGATAGCTTGCTTGACGAAGCACTTGGAGAAACAACAGAAAACAATGAACAACCTAATACTTCTGATACTGGAGAAAATACAGACAATTCACTTGAAGATTCAGTTGCACCTACGGAAACGCAGGCTGAAAAAACAACTGGCGAGAGTCAGGGCAATGTTCAACCAGAACCTCAACAACCAGTCGAGCCAAAAATCGACATCGATCCAGAAATCGCAGCCATTGAGCAACCTCGCAATCTCAGCGAAAAAAACCAAAGCAACTGGCGTAAACTTCAAGAAACTGCAAGTCAATACAAGCAGCAAGCCGCCGAAGCAGAAGTTCTGCGTCAACGACTCTCCGAAGCAGAGCAAAGAAAAGAAATCCCGCAAGACTACGAAGAACTCAAAAAGTTCCGCGCAATCTTCGACATCAAAAACGATCCAGAGTTCAAAAGCAAATACGAAGCACCGATCCAAAGTGCCAAGGAAAGTATATATGGAATTCTAAGGAAGCATGGCGCGGGAGATGAGGTAATCAACTCTATTGAGGAGGCTGGAGGGCCAGATAAGGTTGCCGACTCATTCTGGAAACAAGCTGCATTTCAAAAACTGCCATTGACTGATGCTGAAAGGTTGAAACGTGGTCTTGTTGATGTTTCTGAGCTTAAGGAAAAGCAAGATGCCGAAATTTCTCATGCCGCTGAACACGCTGAAGAAATTCTTGCTCAACGTGAGACTCAAAATAAAGAGTGGTATGGCAAGGAAGTTGAGCAAATTGACAATTACATGGAGGAGATTACTAAAGACCTTCCGTGGGCAAGGTTTGTTGAACCTCTTCCGAATGCAACTCCAGAGCAACTTAAACAAGTTGAAGATCACAATAAACGAGTTGGAGACTTGGCAACAAAGTTCAATTCTGCGCTTTGGCCTACAACGGCACAGGAACGCGCCAATGTTGCTGCATCTGCCGTGTTTAGTCATGTTCTCACAGAACAACTACGCACAGAGCAGGCTCAAAAGAATGCGCTCATGGATCAAGTCAAGCAACTTACTTCAGAAAATAACAAGCTCAAAGGAAGTTCCAAACTTCCAAAGCAAACTGTTACAACTCAAGTATCCAATAAACCATCCAATTTGTCTGATCGGATTAAAATGAATGCCTCAGACGCAATTGACCTTGGTTTGGATGAGGCTGGATTGTAAAAAATATACCAACTTATATCAATGTATAGCAAGTTTAGTGTATAACTCGATAAACTTAGTATAAATTAAAAATATGGAAGTAAAAGTATCGCCAGATGAACGCATTACAATGAACGCATTGGACAATTTTGATCCATTTGCGCGTAATGGCGTTCCTACGCAACCTCTAAATCAACCCAAAGTTGCAAAAAAGCCCGGACGCAAGCCAAAAGAGGAGGTAACTACCGAAAAAGAGCATCGTAATGTTGATATTGGCACACAGAACGAGACAAAACCTCTGGAAACCATCGAAAATGCAGTTCCAGAACCTAAAATTGAGGAGGAACTACACAAATCATTGCCACTACAGCAACCAATTGTAGAGTCCAGAACTTCTGAAGGGTTGCCAAGCTACAGAACAGAGTTTTCTGGTCGAGATATTTTTGTTGGATTCTCCGCTGGATCACCGACGAATGCAATTTCGGCATTTTCGCTTGTAAATATGGCACTTGATTTTGGTCGAGACAAAATCCGCTTTGATTTTTCTATCAGCGATGGAAATTTCTACCATTCCCGCAACGAGCTTGCTAAAAAGTTCCTTGAGACGGACGCTAAATGGCTTTTGCTGCTCGCAAATGACATTATCCCTTCAGTTGGTCGTCCAGCATGGGCAAAAGCTACTGTAGGGGCAGCGAGAGGCTTGCAAGACCTGCCTCTGCAACGTCATGTCATCCATCGTTTGATTGGAAGCGGGAAAACACTTGTTGGAGGCGCGTATTTTGAAAATGCTGATGCCTCTTCAATTGCTTGTTCAGACAAAAACCTTGGAACTAAGGCAAAATCATATCCCGATGAAATCGTCCCTGTAGATTGGGTTGGTTCTGGATGTATGCTGATCCATCGTCGCGTATTTACTGACATTGGCGAGCGTCAAGGAGGATTTTTCTATCCAGATGACATTTCGTTCTGCAAACGCGCAAAAGATGCAGGTCATCAACCGCACATTGACCTTGGAATTCCAGTATTCCATGTCGGGTATAAATCTTACTGATAAAACCAAAATTTACCATTTCGGGTATAATGAAACCTAAAATCTACTCATATTACGAAAGCATCCAGACGTTACCACAAGAGGAGCAATTTGCTCGCGCCAACTGGTGGAAGACATCGTGGGAGAAAAATGGATGGGAATGCGTGATGCTTAATCGCTCGCACGCTACAGCAAGTCACATGAATCAAAAATTCATGGCGAAGCTGATGAAGATGACATTTGATTTGCCAATGGACTATCAGCATATCTTCCCAAATATTACCGCTCGCTATTCTCGTTGGTCTGCCTTGCACGCAGCGGGAGGTGGGTGGATGAGCGATTACGATGTCTTCAACATTGACTTCACTCCACGCGATGCGGTCAAATTTGAATCTACTCTCAACATCGTTTCTGGGAAACCATGTTACTTGTTTTTTGCAACACGGGAACATTGCGCTGCTGTCATCAACAAATTTATTCAAGAGGATTTTTTTGTTGACAACAAGCTCCGCTTTGAATCCGAAATCCTCGGAGTCGAAAGCAAATTGTCGGATATGTTGAATCAAGTTCGACACATTGAAAAAAGTGATAAGCCAAAGTCTGAAGTGATGGCATCACTCATGTAACCATACTCATTCTGGAAGGCTTGAGGTTGGCGGCAAGAGACACTTCGCCTGTTATGGAGATGAAGTGTCTTTAACAATACTCATTCCGTATAGGAATCGGCAGTATGGCATTTCGACATTTACGCTGCTATCTTTATCGGGCTGCGCCAACACTCAACAAACACCCATTAGCAGCGCCTTCGCCTATTCCGTGCAAGCATTGCAATTTTAATCGCAATATTTACCGAACTCGGAATAGCGTGTTTACCCGAAAAAAATCGAGCGGGAAGATTGGCATGGTTACAGCATATGTTCCTCCCTGCGCATTTCCAGCAAGTGATCCCAAAGGATTTGTTGCTGCTGTCTCTGTCATATTTCGCTCACAGATATAGCATCATTTGCGAGCTACTTTGGGGAACTGCGTGAGCTTCATGCCAAGTAAAAACCCGCCTTGATGGAGCAGCACCAAGACGGGTTTGTTTTACCAGAAGGAAAATGTTTTTCGTCTTGAACCCTGCTCGATTCAAGTAAGATGAAAGCAAGCTACGAGACGATTGGAATCATGTCAAATATTTTTTGAAAATATTTTATAAAATTATTGTTGACAACTTTTGAAAAATATTGCAGTCCGTAAATATCTCGGCGAACCATTCCGAATATGGCGACTCCGTGGAAGTCAAAGAATCCACACTACAGGCCGCACAACAAGCCCAGCGTGCCGGGGCGAACAAACAAGAAACAAAGCAGAATGACCAATTTCCTGACATCAGGAAAATGGTATTTCAGCAACTTGAATGTCGTTCCCGAAGTTTTCTAAACAACGGGTCGGTTCAAGCAGAACAAAAACCCAAAACACAAACAAAACTAAATTAGAAAACAAATATTATGCCTAACGATTGTATTCCATTGGCGACAGTTCAAAACTTCGCCTCTAAAGACGTAAACCGCATCATCGGCCAGATTGCCCGTGTGCTTGCTCGTAAATCCCCTTACATTAACTCCATTGATGGTGGCACTCTGCCTTCCGTTTCGGATGTTGTTCGTAGCGTGGTTGAGGAAATGGCAGTTCCTGCCGCTTCGCTTGCCGCTCCTACCTTCGTGAATGACCTTACGCTTTGCGGCGTTGGTGCTACTCCCGATCAGGTTGGCTCGACTGAATATCAGTTCCAGCTTCAGACCCTTCGCGGTGCAGGCCCACGTGTTTGCGTTAAGCAAGCTCGCACTGCTTTCAAAGGTTCTTACCTCCAAGCTCAAGTTTCGCTTGAGAAAACGATCCTTCAGATCATCAACGCCGATATTCGTTATCAATACCTGATCCAGTCTGGTATCAAGTATGTTGTTGATTCTACCGATTCGTTTGGCAACAACCTCACTGGCGATATGCAGCAGATCAACACCTTGTTTGCCGCAAAAGACCCTGATGCTCAGATGAACTTCAAGACCCTCTATCGCATTGGAACTTTCCTCCGCGAAGAGATGCTTGCCGAACCTTTCGCAACGAAAGATGGCGAGTTCTTCCAAGTTCTGGCTTCTGCCGATCAAATCGAAGTGTTCCGCAATGATCAAGATGTCAAAGAAGACCTCCTGTATCTCTCCGCTGGTAGCTTCAAGCTCGGTGAAGAGTCCATCAGCGGCTATCAGTTCATGGGTTATCGTGGTTTTGCTTTCGGTATCGACCAACAGCCTCTCCGCGCTACCGCAAACGTTGCTGGTGTCCTGACACTGGTCAATCCTATCGTCAGCACTGCCGTTACCAATGGCTTCGCTCAACGCCGTAACCCTGCTTGGGTTAATGCTCCTTACGAAGTCATGTTTGTCATCGCAGGCGAAGCCTTCAAACGCCTCGTTCCTGAGAACTATGTTGGCGAAGGCACATTTAAGTTCGCTCCTCAACTCGCTATGGGTGAGCTTGAGTGGACTTACTTCCGCGATAACGATTGTAACCTGTATGGTGACTATGGTCAGCATATCTATCAAATCCAACGCGCCATTCAGCCGATTCGCCCACAGAACGTGTGCGCTATCGTCTACAAGCGTTGCCCATTTGATGGCAATCCGACACCTTGCGTGATTCCTTAATGTAAGTTGGTATCGGTGGCATGGTCATTAAGTTGACCATGCCACTTCATCAGCTTATATTTTTCTCATGCCACAAAAAGTAATTTGGACATCTGCGCCTCAATCGTGCGCTCCTAATCCTTGTCTGTTGCCGGGGCAACAATACGACTGCAATTATCCTAACATTGGAGCTACTGGCGCAAGTGGCCCAACAGGTGCTACAGGCGCAACTGGTGTAGTTGGCTCACAGGGTTCTACGGGAGCAACAGGATTCGGTGCAACAGGAGCAACTGGAACACAGGGCGCAACTGGAAATCGTGGAGCCACAGGAAGCACGGGAGCAACTGGATTTGGAGCAACTGGAGCAACGGGAAGTCAAGGCGCAACTGGAAGTCTTGGAGCAACGGGATCAACTGGTGCAACTGGCTTGCAAGGGGCAAGCGGCATAACTCCAGTAATTACACGGCAAAGCCTTACATCGTTTCCAATTTCACTTGGAACTAAAACATTTTTTTATGCGCCTGCAACAGTAGGTTGGACATACGGATCAAGGGTTCGTGCGGTTGCTAATTCTGCATATCCTTTTGATTGGATGGAAGGAAATGTTATTGCCGTTGCAAGCAATTTTGTAACAATTTACATTGATAAAACTCAAGGTGCAGGAACATATTCTGATTGGCAAATTGCATTGTCTGGAGATGGTGGCATTGGTGCTACAGGTCTAACTGGAAGCACAGGCGCAACTGGTATTGGCGCAACTGGATTGACAGGAACTACTGGAGCTACAGGTGCTACTGGCCCCCAAGGCGCAAGTGGCATCAATACAATTTACGACGAGAACAATCCTATTCCACCACTTGTTCCAGTTGAAGGACAACGATGGGTTGATACTGATACTCTGATTGAATACCAATGGTATGACAATACATGGGTTGAGGTTAATGCTCCAAGAGAAGGGGCGACAGGAGCAACTGGCGCACCCGGATATGTTGGTAGCGATGGCGCGACAGGTGCAACTGGATTAACAGGAGCGACTGGGCCGAGTGGTGGGCCAACGGGTGCTACTGGAGCAACTGGAAGTGGAGCCACTGGCGCAACTGGAGTTGAAGGTTCTACAGGAGCAACGGGTGTAGCTGGTAACGATGGAGCCACTGGAGCAACTGGTATTGCTGGTGTTGATGGAGCGACAGGGGCAACAGGCATTCAAGGTGATGCTGGTGCTACTGGAGCTACGGGTGCTACTGGAATATCTGGTTCAGATGGGGCTACAGGAAGCACAGGTGCAACAGGATTGAATGGAAATGATGGAGCGACTGGAGCCACAGGTCTTACTGGCTCACAAGGTAGCACAGGGGCTACAGGTATAGCAGGAATTGATGGTTCTACTGGCGCAACTGGTGTTGCTGGTGGACAAGGTTCTACAGGAGCTACTGGTGCAACTGGTGTAAGCGGAACTGATGGTGCAACAGGCGCGACTGGATTGAGCGGAACTGATGGTGCAACTGGAAGCACTGGAGCTACTGGAGTTGCTGGCACTGACGGAGCGACTGGTGCTACAGGCCCGCAAGGCGCAACTGGTTTGACTGGTGCTGGTGGAGCTTCTGGATATTGGGGTTCATTCTGGTCAACTCAACAACAGAATGCTATTGCACCTAATACAGAATACGCAATCACATACAATAACACTGATCCAGATAGTGTTGGCGTTTCAATTTCAAATAGTAGCCGAGTCAACTTTGCATTCACAGGAGTTTATTCCGTTACATTTAGCGTTCAATGGTCGAATGCTGCCGTCCAAATACATGATGCAAATATTTGGCTCAAGAAAAACGGAGTAAATGTTGCTGATACGGATTCTCGTTGGTCAGTTGTTGAAAAACATGGCGGCACAAATGGTCGATCTGTCGGAACAGTAAACTATGTTCTGAAGGTTCTTGCTGGAGAATATTTAGAATTGTTCTGGCAAACTACTGATATTAACATTTCATTGGAATATCTCGGCGCAATTCCTCCTGCTCCTGCAATCCCATCTATCATCTTGACTGCAACTCAAGTCATGTATGGTCAACTTGGCGCGACTGGTGCTACAGGAGTTACAGGATCGACGGGAGCCACAGGAATTCAAGGAAGCACAGGTGCGACGGGTATTGGGGCTACAGGTGCTACAGGAATTACATTATCTCCGCAAATTGATATTTATACTCTTTCTGATGTTTGGACAAAACCAGCAGGAGCAAAGCAAGTTGTAGTCGAATGCGTTGCTGGTGGTGGAGGTGGCGGATATGGCGGCAAAGGCGCGGCAGGAACTGCTTTGTATGGTGGTGCTGGTGGAGGCGCAGGAGGATATAGTCGAGTTTCTATTGACGCATCTCAACTTACTGAAGCAAGTTATACTGTAACTGTTGGAATCGGTGGGACTGGTGGAATTGGAGCAACTTTGACTAATGCTACGCTCGGAACATTTACTCGTTTTATAGGGGCAGTTCAAGGGCAATTAGCAGGAGCAAATGCTGGAGGAATTTTAGCAGGAAATGGCGGGACTAACGCACCAACAGCAGGAAGTGGTGGTGCGCCTACACCAAACTCTGGAGGCATACCGAACATAACAGGAACTGGTGGAACAGGAACGGGTTCTGGATTTGCACCCACATCTGGCGGTGCTGGAGGCGGACTATCAGCAGCAGCAACTGTTGGATCAGCAACTGGTTTGTTTAGCGGAGGTTCTGGAGGGAATAATGCTCTTGTTCAGCTTTCAAGCGGTGGTGGCGCAGCGCGAACAAATGCTGATGGAAATTCTGCAACATCAACTGCTGCCAGAACATTATCATCGCTCGTAATCAATGGCTGCGGTGGTGGAGGTGGAGGAGCTTGCTCGTTCGCAACGGGTTCTGGAGGCAATGGAGCAAATGGAACTGGCTATGGTTCTGGTGGTGGTGGAGGAGGTTCAACTATTGGTTCTGGTGAAAGAAGCAATGGCGGCAATGGTGCGCCCGGAGTCTGCGTGATAACAACTTATTTTTAATTATGGAAATTGACGACTGGCTTATTGTTAATTCAGAAACAAACGAGATCGAAATGGGCATCCGTTGGGATGGTAAAACTAAATGGCCTTTGCCAGAAGGAACATATGCCGTAAAACGAAACGAAGCAGACTTTTCAAAGATTAAATACAAAGAACAAGAAGAAGAATAATGGACACACACTCACTTAACGCAGGAATGGCAGGAGTATTGGCTACAGCAACATCAGTTGGTATTTCGCTACTGCCAGAAATTGAAGCATGGTTGCGAATCGCCTCGCTTCTTGTTGGTATCGCAGTAGGTATCGGATCACTTATCGTTCTTGCTAAAAATTGGAGCAAAAATAAGTCTTGATGACATATAAATTTACATTAATGTTGCTTGTATGCCTTGCGCTCACAAGTTGCGTTTCTGTTCCAATTCCTCCAGTTGGCGACAAGATGGGGCAATACGGGAAAGTTCAAATTTCAGTCAATGTAAAGTATCTCCCACCAGAACAACAAATAGATTGGTTCAACCCAATCATACCACAACCTAAACTATATAAAGATAAATGAAAATTGTAGACTACATTCTTGACAGGCTTACAGAGAACTCCACATGGCGCGGAATCGTGTTTATCGCATCCGCCGCTGGCATTGCTATTGATCCCTCGAAAGCTAATGCTATTGCTGCCGCTGGCATGGCACTTGTTGGCGCAATCAATGTGTTCCGCAAAGAAAAAAAATAATCATGCTTCACAAACTTATCGCCATCGCTTCAGCAGAAGTTGGCGTGAGGGAAGAAGGCGGGAATAATCGTGGAGAACGAATCCGCGAGTATCAATCCGCGACAGATTTAAACCCCGGAGCTTGGCCTTGGTGTGCCGCTTATGTGGATTGGTGTATTCGTGAATGGCTATCAATCCCACAAGTTGTAATTTGGCTTAATCTTCAACGCAGGACTCCAGAAGAATGGCGACCCAAGACGGCACTTGCGTATGGACTAAAATCTTGGGCATTACAGCGTCCAAGCACCACTAAAGTATATAATGATACCAATAAAGCTCAACTTGGTGACATCGTAACATTTGACTTCTCTCATGTTGGATTTGTCATTGAAGATACAGGCAAGGAAATTGTGACTTTGGAAGGAAACGCGCTTCCATTGACATCAAAAGTTTTGACTCCACATGGATTCAAATTGATGAAAGACATTAAAGTTGGAGACAATGTGATTGATCCAGATGGAGAAGAATCATTTGTAACTGGGGTTTTCCCACAAGGATCAAGAGATTTGTATAAAATAAAACTTCAAGATAAATCAGAAGCAATTTCATGCGATCAACATTTATGGAAAATACAAATTGATGGAAGAAAAGATAAAGTATTAAACACTATTGATCTTAAAAAAAGAGTTAATTCAAAAGCACTACGATCAAGAATACCTCAAATACAACCAGTAAATTTTTCATTCAATGATAATCTTCCAATCGAGCCATATTTGATGGGGTTACTTATTGGTAAGGGTGGAATGTCATCGGATTATCTTGGATTCACAAATATAGATGATGAAATAATTGATCATGTAAAAAACAATCTTGTATCTGGTCATATTTTAAAACCTCATATTGAAAACAAAAATACAGTTAGAGGTAATTACAGGATTATTTCTGAATCAAAATGCAAAAATGAAATGATTCGTATTTTGAAAGAATTAAACCTCCAAGGTAAAAAATCTTTTGAAAAGTTTATACCGGAAATATACAAAAATTCATCAATCGAAAACAGGTTGAGCTTGCTTCAGGGATTAATGGATTCAGATGGTAGTGTTGATAAAATTGGGAGATGTGATTTCTCATCTTCATCAAAACAATTGAGCGAAGATGTTATGGATTTAATTCGATCTCTCGGCGGTAGGTGCGCGTTGAATGTAAAAACAAATATATTTTACACATCACCAAATCAAAAAACACCAAAACAAGCCAGAGATTGTTATAGGCTTCAAAACATAAATATGCCATTCTTCAATCCATTTAGACTGAAAAGGAAGAAAGAGAGATTTAAGTTTAGAAACGCAGCTTGGGCAAGAAGGATTGTTTCTGTTGAGCCATGTGGAACTGGAGAAGTTCAGTGTATTTCTGTATCCGCAAAATCGAATCTTTTTATTACTGACAACTACATTCCAACGCACAATACCAATGGTAAGGGCGAAAGAGACTCAACAAGCGGAGATGGAGTCTGGAAAAAAATTAGAAAGAAATCTCTTGTAAAAGATTTGATTCGCATTCATCCAAGTATCGCATCGATATAAATAAATATGGCTAATATTGCACACAGATGGAAAAAAGTGTTAGCAGTTTCATGCACTCATGCAAAATACTGCGACAAGGAAGCGTGGAAAGCAGTAATGGCATTTAAAGAAAAATACAAGCCAGACACAATCCTTCATCTCGGCGACTTTATTGATATGTCTGCGCTAATGGGGAATGGTGCTGGTTCTGGAAGTGATGGAGATGAGATAACTCCAGATATTGATACTGGATTAATGCACTTGCGAGAACTGATGGCTGGATGCAAAGACCCATACATCCTTTGTGGCAACCATGAAGATCGTGCTTGGAAGCTAACAAATAGCAAAAATGCTGTTACATCATATTGCGCTCACAAGATTATTTCCGCGATTGAAGATACATCAAAAAAACTTAAAGCAAGATTGATTCCGTATTCTGGAATTGAACAAATTGTTGATATAGCAGACATGGGATTTACTCATGGAACTTGTTATGGAGAATCTGCGGCAAGAGACATGGCAGAGCAATATTGTGATAGAAGCAGGCGCAAAATAATTATGGGGCATACTCATCGTGTAGCCATTCAAAATGCCAGAACATATCATGGTGGAACTTGCTATAATATTGGAACTCTTACTGCTCGCGGAGCATTAGAATATGCAAAAAATCGCAGAAGCACATTCAGTTGGTGTCAAGGATGGTTGTGGGGAGAGTATTGCGAGTCATTGCATCAATCATCACTTCAAATCACGCAACGCTCAAAAGGAGATGTGTGGAGACTTCCAATATGACACCAAACGATTTTTTAAAAATCATACAGGATAGTATTCATAAACAATACGAGCCTGTTCCTAAAGGTTGGTATTCATGCAAAGACTTGTGCAAGTTGTGGAATCTTACTCCAACTGCAACAAAAAAACGAATCAATGCTGGAGTAAAACTTGGCATTGTTGAGAAAAAATATTATTTCTTGCCTCGCAAAAACAAAGCAATGCACAAAACCCCACATTATTTTTTCCATGAAAAAAAAGATCGTAAAAAAGAAAATCAACGGACATCTGTGGAAAATACAATTCGGTCACGCAGGTAAAACCGATAAAGTTGATAACGATGGAATCTGTGATTACGACAAAAGAACAATTTTTATCAATCCAAAGTCTGGAAGAAATCTTCTTAATGTATTATCACATGAATTGCTCCATGCAAGGTTTAAAGACCTTGAAGAAGATGCCGTCGAGGAAATGGGAACTCTAATTGAAGATGTATACTGGGAAATGCTACAAATATCTTTTGACAAAAACAAAGTAGAAAAGTAAATAAACCTTTTGATTTAAGATATGCCAATCACTTTTCCTATACCTACATTTATTGGAGAAACTTTTTTTGCTGGAGGAAAAGGTTGGCAATGGAATGGGTTTGCATGGGATTCAATTGCTAATACCGCTGCGGTTGGCGCAACAGGCCCAGTTGGAGCTACAGGCCCAACTGGAGCAACTGGAGTTCAAGGTTTGACTGGTTCCACTGGAGCAACAGGTTTGCAAGGGTCAACTGGAATAGGTTCTACAGGCGCAACAGGATTACAAGGATTAATTGGAGCTACTGGCCCACAAGGAGTCCAAGGAATTCAAGGTATCCAAGGCGATGCTGGCGCGACTGGCTCTACTGGACTTACAGGTGGACAAGGATCAACTGGTGCTACAGGACTCCAAGGCATTCAAGGCGGCACGGGAGCTACAGGAGTTGCTGGATTAGATGGTTCAACGGGCGCGACGGGCGTTACAGGTGTTCAAGGCGCAACTGGAGCTACAGGAGCGACGGGATTAACAGGCGGGCAAGGTTCTACTGGATTACAAGGAAGCACTGGTGCTACTGGAGTTCAAGGAATTCAAGGCAATCAAGGCTCCACTGGCGCAACTGGCGTGATTGGAGGACAAGGAAGCACTGGAGCTACTGGTATTACTGGTTCTCAAGGCGCAACTGGAACTACAGGTGCAACTGGCGTTACAGGAGATGTTGGAGCAACTGGACTTACTGGAGCAACTGGATTAGGAGCTACAGGTGCAACTGGTTTAACTGGAGCAACTGGAGCGGCTGGACAATCTTCATCTTTCTACAATTACAAAGCTGATGCAGTTACATTATCTGGAGTTCCAACAGTTCAAACATTGTATTGGAATAACGCAACGCAGACATCCTCTACGATTGTAACGCTTTCTCACATTGATGCGCTCGGAAACGACATTGATGTTTTCTTCCCTTTATTCAAAACAAACGATACATTTATTATCCAAGATCAAGGAAACTCAAACAACTTTCAAACTTGGAGGATTACAGCTACTCCTACTGTTGTTCTTAATAGTTATATCTCAATTCCAGTAACACTTGTTACTTCTGGAGGAACATCTCAATTTGCAAACAACCAGCAACTTATTTTTGCAATTGTTACTTCTGGTCTTACTGGAGCTACTGGAATTCAAGGCAGCACGGGGGCAACTGGTGTTGCGGGAGGACAAGGAGCGACTGGAGCAACTGGAGTAACTGGAGGACAGGGATCAACAGGTTCTACAGGCGCAACTGGCATACAAGGTATTCAAGGTATACAAGGGTCAACTGGAGCTACAGGAGTTCAAGGAATTCAAGGAGCAACTGGATCGACTGGCGTTCAAGGTGTTCAAGGCATACAGGGCATCCAAGGAGCTACAGGTTCTACAGGTTTGACTGGTCTTCAAGGGTCTACAGGTGCTACAGGAACTCAAGGCATTCAAGGTATACAAGGCAGCACGGGGGCGATTGGTGTTCAAGGTGTCCAAGGTATTCAAGGATCAACTGGTTCTACGGGTGCAACAGGATTAACAGGTGGGCAAGGTTCTACTGGGGCTACTGGAATTGGGTCAACAGGTGCCACTGGAGTTCAAGGTGTGCAGGGTATTCAAGGCATACAAGGTTCTACTGGAGCCACTGGTGCAGGAACTCAAGGTTCAACAGGAGCTACTGGAGTTGGAAATCAAGGAGCGACTGGAGCGACTGGCCCTGCTGGGAGTGGTGGAGGAGCAACTGGAGCGGGAACAGATGCAATTTTCTTTTTGAATGGACAAACAGTAAATACTTCTTACACAATTCCAGTATCACGAAATGCTGGTAGTTTCGGCCCGATAACAATTGCATCTGGAGCTGCTGTTACAGTTCCAACTGGTGGAGTTTGGACAGTTGTGTAAAAATGTTTGACTTATTTTTGAAACAATGTAAAAAGGATTGAATCTTATATGTCTTGCGGATGCTCTAACTCTACTTCAACAGCCTGCCCAGAGGTTCCATACCCAACGATTTCATCTGAATCAGTTCCAAGTTTGATTGGAAATCTTGTTTATGCTCTTTATGGAACTATTGAGAAATCGGTTTCTTCTGGACGAGTAATCTGGAATATTCCTTGCGACCCTAATAACACTACAGAGATTTTTGATCAACCTCGTCTTACTGACGAAGGTTTGATGTGTTATTTTATTCGCCTTGCTAATGACGGCACATTCATGGGTGCAACTGGGCCTATTGGATCAACTGGATCAACTGGCCCGCAAGGTTCTACAGGATCAACTGGGCCTATTGGAGCAACTGGTTCTGCCGGGCCTGCTGGTGGAGCAACTGGAGCAACTGGGCCTGCTGGTGCTACTGGCCCGTCTGGTGGGCCTACTGGAGCTACTGGAGCTACTGGCGCAAATGGAACAAATGGAGCAACTGGAGCCACGGGCATTGGAGCAATAGGAGGATCGGGAACGAATGAAGTATTCTTCTTGAATGACCAAGCAGTGACTGCAAGTTATTCAATTCCATCAACTAAAAACGCAATGACCGCAGGGCCAATCACAGTCAATGCAGGAGTCACAGTCACCATCCCAAGTGGATCAGTTTGGACAGTAGTATAAAGGATAAAAATTATGGCAATCACATTAAACGGAACAACTGGTGTAGTAACGCCGGGAGCAACAGTAGGATCAATCACAGGTATCCTCAAAGCGACATCTGGAGTTGTATCACAAGCTGTAGCTGGAAGCGACTATGGACAATTGACTCTCGCTACTGCACAAACTGCATCTGGAACTGCTGTTGACTTTACTGGGATTCCAAGTTGGGCAAAGCGGATTACTGTGATGTTTGGAGGGGTAAGTTTGAGCGGCACAAGCTCGTTCCTTATTCAAGTTGGAACAAGTAGCGGCGTTGTCAATACTGGTTATTCTGGTGGTGGAACAAGATACGGTGGCGCGTTTGTTGCTGCTGCATCTGGCACAGCAGGAATCAGTCCTTGGAACATAACACCAAGTGCAGCATACAGTGGTCATGCAATCTGGACTCTTATAGAAGGAAATTTTTGGGCTTGCTCCCTTAACCTTGGCGCATCTGGTGGAACAGAATCGGGTGGCGTGGGTGGCGGTTCCGTAACTCTTTCTGGAACTCTTGACCGAGTTCGTATCACCACAGTCAACGGCACAGACACATTCGACGCTGGAACAATTAACATCTCTTACGAATAATGGCAACATCACTCACACTCGAAAACGATAGCTCCCTCGCGCAAGGGTATATCAAAGTCAATGGCTCAACTGCCGCTACGCTGACTACCTCTGGAATTACTGGAAATCTGACTGGTAACGCAGATACTGCTACCAAGTTCTCCACTACGACTGGTTCTGCTCCTGCCTACGCTTGCCGTGCATGGGTAAACTTCGATGGAACCCGCGATACTACTGGCGCAGTTAGCACAGCAAATACAAATCGTCTTATCCGCGCAAGTGGAAATGTGGCGAGTGTGTTAAGGAATGCTGCTGGTGGTTATACTGTGAATTTTACTACAGCGATGAGTGATGCGAATTATAGTGTTGTTTTAACAAGTTCAATTGTAACAACTGGAGTTACAAGAGGAAATTATATTGAAGCGATTACTTCTACGGCTGCGGTAGTAAGGTATTATGAAAACAATGTTCCAGCAGATACCGCAGTAAATTGCGTTCAAATTTTCGGAAACTAATCATTATGCCAACAACAATCGACTCCGCAGGTATTACTTTTAACGATGCGACTTCGCTGACGAGTGCGAATATCGGCACAGCACAGCTTGTCAATGGTTCTGTCACCGCAGCAAAACTTGGCACTAACGAGCAAAAGCAGATTGCCAAAGCATGGGTGAATTTTAATGGAGTTGCAATAGAATCAACTAACCTTCCATCTACTGTAACAATTTCTTGCAATTCTGGATCAACAACTGGAACATATACAATATCTACTGGAGGATGGTCTTCCAGTTTTATTGGTGTAATCTATAAAATTACACAAATCAATGGTGTAGTTGGTGGAACACTTGGAGGAGTAAATGTTTCTACTTTAGGAATCCAGATTATTTCAGTTGAAAGCTCAACATCTGCTACATTTAGATTTTTGTCTGGAACAACAACTTCAGCGCAATCAGTAACTGGAACTGGATCAGCCTCAAGTGGAATTTCAGTCACTACATCCGGCATCCGCTCCAGCTACAATGTAACAAGCGTAACTAAAACAGGAACTGGTCAATATACAATTAACTTTACTGTAGCAATGGCAGATGCAAATTATTCTGTGTCTTTTACAACAAACAGAGTTGTTTCAGCGAATATAGCAATGCCTTCTGTTACATCCACATCTACTACATCTTTTAATGTAATCTGCCAAGATATAGCCACTTCAGCATTTGGAGATTGCACGATTGGCCTTATTCAAGTTTTCGGAAACTAATTTTATGTTTATCACCTATCCACAACCAAACGGACAAGTAGCAGTAGTCATCCCATGCGGAGATGTTAATGACGCAATCAAAGATGTTCCAGAAGGAGTAGAATACAAGATTGTTGATTTAGTTGACATTGATAACGACTACTTCAACGCATATGAGTTTGACGCTGAAACTGGCGCAAAGGTAAACATTGATAAAACCAAGGTTATTCACCTTGATAAGTTCCGTTCTGCTCGCGCTCCGAAACTTGCTAAACTCGACATCGACTTTATGAAGGCAGTCGAGGCTAACGACGAAGTGAAGAAGACTGAAATCATTTCCGCAAAGCAAGCACTCCGCGATGTCACTTTGATTCCGCTTCCAGATGACCTTGCTGGCATCAAAGCAACTTGGCCCGATATTCTGAATTAATATGCCATACACTAAAGAAAAATCTAAACTCAAATCCGATTTCATTGATCTCGGCGAAGAACTAAAATCTGGTGGAATGACGATTTCTATGGGTTCCGATGAATCCAGCGAATCGCCAAAATATCACTATCCTTCGCTTTACTTTGACAATGTAAAAGGACTTGAAAAACTTAAAAAAGAAGGCATGGCAATTATCCATTACAAAAAAGTGATGGAGCGCACGGAAGACATCACTCGCAATGGCAAAAATGAAAAGCGTCATTCGGTTGAGCTATGTATTTGTGGCATCAAGCCAGAATGTTGCGAGGAAATGCCAGAAAGCGAGATGGAAGAAGAAGATGATGAAGACGCTATCGAGATGGGTTTGAAAGCTGCTTCTGGCGAATCCGAAGAAAACGAAACTGAAGAAGACGAAGATTAAAATTTATGCCTCCAAAAAATGAGCTTCCAACTGAAGCACCAACACCAACACCAGACGCGATGCCGGGGGAAATGGCCGCACCAACTCCTGACATGACTCCCACTGGTGGTCAAGTGATGGTAGAAATGCCTTCTGACGCATTTGATGCCATCTACACGCTTGTTACGCAACTCGCAAGTGGACTTGAAACTCTCAAGTTAGATGTTGACGCTCAGAAAGGTGGTGCAACCGCTCCAGAAGGCGAAATGATGCCTCCAGAAGCTGCTGCTGTTGGCGCAGACGAAGAATTCTTGAATTCTCTTGCACAAGAAGGCTCCATGCGCTAATTTCGCGCCATGTTTGTCTCGGAAATCTTCGATGAATGCGCTGAAATTTTAGGATCAACCGATACCAAAAAGGTATTTCGCAAAATTCAGCAGGCAGTCCAGACCTTGATGGAATCTGGACATTGGACGCATACCACCGCAGAAGTTGATGTCTGCACTGGATGGGATCGTTGCAGTCTCGCATTGCCTCGCGGCATTGACGTGCCTCTTGCCGTCAACATCGATGGTTCTCCGACATACTTCCGCAATCGTTTATTCCAATATCACGTCAACAAGGGTGGAATGTATAATTCCGTCGAATGGGCATGGGATGACCGAGGATATGTAGCAACGCTGATGGACATCATTCAGCCTTCACAACTTGTTGCGGTGGCTGAAAGCAACAATGATGTTGGCAAGAAACTTCGCGTTCTTGGAACCGATCAAAACAACCGCATTCTCCGTTCGCAAATGCCGAATGGTGCTGGCGTTGATGGTCTTCTTATTCCTATTCATTCGCAACAAGATTTCCAATATGGAACGATTGCTCCTGATGACGCGACGATTGCAACACGCGATGTTGCTATTGATCCAATCACAGATTTTAAAACTACAACGCCACATGGCTTGACCTCTGGACAAGGAATGTCTGCAAGAGTCATTACAGGCACAATTCCAGTTCCGCTCAACGATGGTCAAACATATTACGTTGGCGTAATTGACGCTTTCACAGTCCAGCTTTTCAGCGACTCGTTAAACGCTGAAGCATTGCAGTATCCTATCGCGCTTTCGAGCATAGCTGGATTTGGAACAATGCAATTACGCGATCAGCGTAATGCTCAAGTGGTAACTTCTTTGGAGTTTGCATCTGCGCCAACATTTGCAATTGACTCTCCTAACGAAGTTGTTTTTCCGACATTGCCGCTTCCTGCGCCATTGGAACAAAAGAAAACATACTTTGCACAACCGATTGATTCGACGCATTTGAACATCTTTAGTTCACTTTCTGACGCGAAAAGCAATAGCAATCCAATCTATACAACGGGTGCAATGTCTCCGATTGACATTGATATTCGGAAGGCAATCGTTCCAGAAACAAAACTTGTTTTCAGCGTTCGCCACTACTTCAGCGATGGCGACCAAGTGCAAGCGTTTACTGCTGGTGGCGTATTGCCTCAACCGCTCATTGCAAATCAAAACTACTTTGTAAATGTAATTGATAATTTTTCAGTTTCATTGCACGAAAATCAATCCGATGCAATTGCTTCAAGTCCTACAAATTTTGTAAATCCAATTAAAATTACAACTGCTGGTTCTGGAACTAATTCTCTTGTAAAACTTATTCAAGCAACAGCAAGAATTGGAACTGAAAGTCAAATTACTGCTCCCGGATTTCCAATCGCAACACCATCTGGTTCTGGAGCAGTATTCCAAGCAATTTTGGTTGGATCAGTAACTTCAGTAAGAATTACAAGTGGTGGTTCTGGTTATGCAGTTGCTCCGGGTGTTACATTTTCTCTTCCTCCACCACCCCCATCTGGAAGCACAATTACTACAAGGCAAGCTACTGGATATGCAATTATAGTGTCTGGATCGGTAACAAATGTTGTAATTACTGATCCCGGTGCAGGTTATCAGGCAGCACCATCGGTTGCATTTGATTCTGGATCAGCGGTTGCTGTTGCAACAGTAACAACATCTTTTATTGCTGGATATATTAAAATTAATGGTGGTTCTGGATATGTTGATGCTCCAGAAGTAAAAATAACTGGAGGTGGAGGAACTGGAGCCACGGCAACCGCTGTGGTTGATTCAGGGACAGGACAAGTTACTCAACTTAATGTTGTTACATCTGGAACTGGGTATATTTCAAGCCCAAGTGTTGGAATTACATCATCATCTGGTGTATTTGTTAATTTTTCTTCAACTGGAGCATTGCCAACCCCTCTTATTTCTGGAACAACATATCGAGCAGAAAGTCCACTTGATACTGCTACAGGAACATTTACTGTTCAAAACACAGATTTTAGCGATGTAAATATTACATCTTCTGGAACAGGAACATTTTATGTTGTTCTTTCTCGCGCATTTGGAGTGGATTTTACAAATAATTGGCTTGGTGATTTTACAACCTTGTCAAGTGGACAACAAATTTACTTTGGAACAGATTACGTTTTGCCTACAACCTCTCCATCAATTGATAATGGAGTAACTCAATTTTTCTTAAATATTGTCTCTAATTCTGTATCAAGGGCATATACATCAAGTTCATCTGCAATTGGAGGGTTAAATCAAGATACAATTACATTAGCAACGCTTTCAAGTGGTGGAACTACTACAGCAACAGCAACTACTTTAACTCCACACTATTTAAGTTCTGGTCAATCGGTAAGAATATCTGGAGCTTCGATAACCGCATATAATGGAACATTCACAGTTTTATCTGCATCAACAAATAGCTTTACATATGCAGTTACATCTGGACTTGGAACTCCAACAGGAACAATTACAGCTACAACTGGATTGATCAACATTGATTCATTTGGAACTGGACAAACATATTACGCAATTCGCACTCAAGTTTCTCCATCAGTTGATTCAAACTTGATTAAACCTGTAAATATTGCGTTTTTGACTGAAAATCAAGTTGTTAGATTCTCAACTTCTGGCCTATTTCCGACACCTCTTGTTGCTGCAACAGATTACACTATCAAGATTATTGGTGATTCCGTGCGAGTTTATAGTGGTTTATCTCCAGTAATTCTTTCTTCGACTGGAAATGGTCAGTTGAGCCTTGATATTATCCGTGACGTTCAAGTTCAACCATCAAATAACATTGTTGCAGATTCATCACTCTACGAGACAGGAACAATGCTTGTAACTCGCGCTAAAGAAGGAGACACGTTGCCAACTGGATTGTTGCCAAACACGAATTACTATGTTCGTCGTATTGATAACAATTCTTTCGAGCTTTATGACACGCTTGCTCATGCGCGTAATTTGACTTCGACAACTGGACGCAGAGTTTACACGACAACAGGAAATTCTGTGTCATCCACGTTCTTTGTTGATGCAATTTCTGATCCGATCTTTGTCAAGAGCGTTGCACATATTGAAAAACCTCTTACTGATGGATATGTTAGCCTCTACGCATGGGATTACGGACGCAGCAATGACATGACGCTGATTGGTCAATATCATCCTACTGAAATCAATCCAAGCTACCGCAGGATTCGCATTGGCAAGCCTTGTGCG